CAGAACCCTAAATCTTCCAGAATGCGCCGGTCGTTTATCTCGCGCTGAATCTTGTGCTTAATGTGCTGCATGTGCGCGGAGTTATTAGCACGCAACAATTCCGGGAATCGGTCGGTGTATTCCGCGTACTCGCCTAAGTCCATCGCGGCGTCGTAGGTCGGATCGACATAGCCTGACATGTCGTCTTGCAAGGCTCGGTAGCCCGCAGCAAACAAGTTTTCCTGGCGAAAGGCCGCGCCCATTTGCTGAAGCAGCGTAGTCGTGTGGCTAGGCGTTTCCAAGAACGCACGACGCGAAGCTTCTCCGTATGCCCGATAGGTCGGCATGGAGTTGTACGCAGTTTGCAGTTGCTCGGTAGTAGCCCAGCCCATGTGTGCCTCCGACGCTACGGCGTTTTACCTGTGTTGAAAAAGCGCACCCATTGTTGCGCTGTCCAGCTTTGGCTGTCGCGCTCAATAGCTTTTCGCACTACCTGCAACGCTTCGTGGTCCACGCGAATGCTAGTAGTCTCTTCAGCAAACAATCCGGTCAAACCAGACATTCTTCGCTCAGTAGGATCGAACCCGCCAATAGTTTGTGGCCGAGATACTCGTTCTGCTTTCAAAGCACTTTCGTACATGTTGCGATATTTTGTGTTGGCCATGAACACATATCGCTGCCCCGGCAATTGCTCTAGCTCTGCGATGTACTCGCGGTTGCGGCCAATGCGGTCCAAATCTTCAGCAGAAGGTCCGATATCAAAACGCAAACCGCCACGAGTCGCTTGCATCAGTCCTAGCTGTACCTGAGTTAGCCAACCTTCTTGGCCTTGCCAAGCCGCTATAGCTTTTTTGAGCCCTGCAATTTTCTGCTTTGGCGACATCATAGCCAGATCGACAAATTCTTGGCGAGCTCGAGACGCCGCTACTTCAGCGCCTGCTACACCTTCACCACGCAAGGCTTGGTTGGCTCCATCTAGCCACAGCATGTCTTGCGTTGCTTGTGTAGCGCGCAGCCAAGCGTTGTCTGCTGCGTCGAATCTAAAGCGGGTACCGCCATACAATTCGTCGCCAGGTCTAGTGTAGAAGGTAAAAACGCCGTCTTCGTCTTCCGGTCGCAACATCACCTTAAACCCAGTGCTTGGGTGATAGTCGTAGAGCATGACGCGGTTGAGCAATGCTGTGGCGTCTCTGTCGCTGTAGCCGTCTTCTTTGAAGTATGTGTAGAGCTCAAACTCAATCGCGTCTGGCGGGTTGTCCCCCAAAGCGTCAGTTAGTTCGCGATTGAAATGCACCTTTTCGCCGATGCGAATTGGTTTATGCGTGTTCAGGAAATCGTGAACGGCAAGATCGACGGCATATTGCTGCATTGCTGCGTCGTCTTTAAGAGGCGTCCCGCGCTGCGCTTCCGCAAGGTAGTGGACATTTGCGGCAGACAAGATGTCTCGCGTTTGCTGAACGGTCAAAGAATCAAACTCGACCTTGTCCAGCCCCATAGATTCAGCGCCCGCCTCAAACCGTTTTTCGACCAGGCGCAGTTCGTCTTTGACTTTCTCTTGCATTGCCTTGCTTGCCGACGCCGGCAGTTGCGCTGTGCCAACAAATGCAGCTTGGCCCGCACCAAGTCCGGTTGCTGTTTGCAATGCTAGCGAAGCAGAAACGGCGTCTGTCGTACTGCCGTATTTTGCCAAGTGACTCAGCATGGCTACTGTAGAGCCATCAAACACGGTAGTCGGCATGGCGTCTGGCCCGGTGCCAACAATGCGTCCAGGATTACTGTCGTTGATCCCCATGACAGCTTTGGCTACAGCCGATGCCATTAGCGGGTTGGGGTTGTTGTTGTTGAGCTGACCCAGAACGAACCGCTGCACCGAATCAGGAAGTCGGTCCATTTGCGGCAAATGACCGCGAAGCCACCGGTATGCTTCGTCGGGCTCCATTCGCAGCAAATCTTGCTCGGCAGCTTGTGACCACCAAGTGTTGAAAACCGTCTCCACTTCTGGAGTCATCGTCAGCACGCCGACATGCTGACCTCGGCCCATCGCCCATTCGTCAATCACGCTCAAATACTGCTCTTGAGCTTGCGCTTGAGTGATTGAGGACCGTAGCGTAGCACTCAATGCTGCGCCAATTGGAGTGTCCTGTGCCGGCTCTAGTGACACTAGCAAGCTCTGCAACTGATCGGGAATGCCAGTGCGCTGTAGCGTGCTAATCGGCCCCATTGTCGGCACCGCGTCACCGAACATGGGCGTAGTTTCAGTAAGCTGCAACAACCGGCTTGCGCTAAACGCCGCTTGCTCTAACGCAATGACTTTTGTCGGACCCACAATGTCTGCGCCTAGTGCGTCAAATGCGCCTTGGCTCAAATCAATTTGATAGGCAACCTGGCCCCAGTCGCTGCCGTAGCCCGTTTTGATCGCCGCGAAAATGCCCTGACGATACTTGTCTACCTGCTCGCGAAACTCTGGGTAATCAGCCACCAGATTGTCAGCAAACTTGCCGAACTCTTCTGCTGCTGTTTCGCCAAACCCGTCTGCCGCAAACTGCGACAACTCGGCGTAACTGTCCTCCAGCGAGTACAGGCTGCGTGCCGCTACGGCAGCGTCGATGTCCACCTGTCGTTCTTCTGGCGTCCGAGCTTTGTAGGCGTCGTAGACTCCTTGGTACTGGCCTTTGAGCTGTGGGTGCGTCACAACTCCAGACACACGCCCGTAGAGCTCATCGGTCAGTTTGTCTTGCAGCGCGGCGTAGCCTTCGGTCGTGAACTCCGGGCTCCGAACATAGTCGTCAAGTTGGTTCTGAATGGCTGTTGCGCCGCTCGAGAACATGGCGCGAGCCTGCGACTGCTGTTGCGTGTAGTCTAGCCGGTCCTGCTTGCGCTGCTTCTGCTGGGCTAGGCTGCCAAGCACGCCTGCAACCTGTCCGACCGCTCCAGCCAGAGCCTGGGCCGGCGCAGCCTGAGCCGCCGCGCTGGGCAAGTATGCCGGAGCTCCCATGCCGACTTGCGTCTGAGGTACTCTGACTGGACGAACCATGGTTTCTCCTTAAGTGGTGTCTTGCGTGGGGGTCGCGCCTGCCGAGCTGATACTTGCCGCTTGCCCCAAGTAGCCAATAGCTTGCCCGTACCCCTGCAGCCGGCTCGCAGACGCTTGTGCGCGGGCGTCCAGCAAGGCGTTGCGAGCTCCAGCAAGCAGCCGCTCCCGCTGGCGGATGTTGTCCATGGCAGTCTGCCCCATGACCATGAGGGGCGTCCCAGAGCCTGTCTGAACGCCTGCGGCTCCGTATGCGGCTGTCTGGGCAGCCCGGAGCCGGCGGCCCCTCTCGCGCTCTGCAGCGGCTTCTGCACGCATGGCAGCCGCTTGACGGCGACCCGCTTTGCGTTGCTGCCTTGCCTGCTCTTCCCCCGCATACACAGAGGTGCCGGCAGCGACTACGGCAGCAGCGACGGCTACTTCAACTCCCATTACTCCTCTTTCTGCCAGCGGTGAATGATCTGGCCTTTTTCGTCCACCAATGTCGTCTCCAGTCGAAAGCCAAGGAACATCAGCCACCGCTCGTTTCCAGGCTTGGTGTGCGCGAAAATCTTCTTTTCAAGCTCGAGTTGCAACGCCACAAACCGCCTAGCTATCCGAGCTCCTCGCATCCGCTCGTAATCCGTTATGTCGTCTACCGTGCAAATCCACAGCTCTGCGCCCCATGGGAAATCTGCCACCCCTCCCGACATGCACGGCAACCCGCTATTTCGTAACAGCGTCAGTCCGTACATGCCGTCCACAAACATGTCTCCGGGGTACGCTTCTGCGTGCTCGTATTTGAACGGCACGACCTGCATTCTATCTCCCGTGCGTCAGTTGGAAGTTGAGCCCTGCCACCTCAAAGTGGTACGGCAACTCATGCGTAATTGGGATTTCGTGCATTGTCCCGTATGTCCCGACCGACACGACCTTCCGCCATTCCGTTACAGCACTAACTGGTGTTGCCAGAGATGTCGCATTCGGGATCGACACCCCCGGCGGCATGACCGTGTTGCCTGCCACCTTGCCGCCAATGGATTCACGAATCAGCACAATCAGAGTGGAGACTGATTCCAGCCGCCCCTGCGAATCCCCTTGGTTAGGGATCATGAAATGGGGGATTGTCGGAGTCAGCTTGAACGGAATCGCTCTGCCAGCTTGAGACGCATTAGGCGTGAAGCCCACTTCTGGGTGCGTCACCACGCCTTGGGAATCGACTGCGTAGTCGCCAATGTACACAAACGGCCCACCCGCGTTTTGCTGCACCATGACTTGGACTGGCTTGGACGCCGGCAAGTCAATGAGGTTGGACCCGGTATTCAGCCCGGTTCCAGACAGCGACGATCCGTTCACCGTCATGTCCATTGCGAACTCGGGCGTCATGCGCTCAATGGTGCGGACCACCGTCCCTGCACTCGTTTGACCCCCTTGCGTCCACCGACGGACAATCCAGAGCTCGTCCTGCTGCACGCGAATGCCGTCGCCCCGCACCGTGGTAATGGACTCAATGGTAGAGTCCTCGCTAGCGGTCCCCAGCGTCGTCGGGAACGACGGCTGCGTCAGGCGAGACCACCCGGTCACATTGTTGGCTCGCCACATGGAGAGGGCGTACAGGCGGTCCTGCGTGTCTTTTGCGTACAGTGCCTGTCCTGGCGTGCCGACATAGGACAGTTGCTCAATGACGATGTCCTCAAACAGGTGCTTGGCCAAGTCCGTCAGGTCAGGGCTCTGGTACCTGTTCGCGTCGTCCCGGAACACCATCTCCCGGAGACCCTTGCCGGCAGCGTCAGTAAAGATCACCGCGTTGTCCACCATGGGAGGGCGCACATTCCGCGAGCCGATGCTGCTCTGTTTCTCAACGGCTAGGTTGGCGGGAGTGATCGGTCGTCCGCCTATGGCGTATTCGCCGGTAGCAGTCCCGATGAGAAGATCCGACGCAGAGGCCATCCAAGTAAGGCTGCCCCCGTAAGAGTCGGCGATGTCCGCGCTGATGCCGTCACTGTCCAAGCCGCCTGCGGTAAAGTCCTCCGGCTCGTAGACCTTGGAGGCTACGACGCGCCCTGGCTTTTCTTTGTAGCCGCCCATCCAGATACGGCCTTGGTGTGACGCCCCACAGGACGGGAATCCTACACCGTGGCTCTGGGTCAGTCCCCACTGCATCGACGGCCCTTGGTGCGCCATGGGCTTCACAATGCGAGCGTCGTAGACCACCTCGTCGCCGTCAGGGCCAGCAGCCGTATCGACTCCTGTGATCGCGACAATGCCGCCGTTGATGTGAATCCCACCGCCGACCAAGTTGCCTTCCCAGCGGTCGTAGGTAGTGGCGTGTCCGGCAGGCAACCATTGGCTGTCAGTAAATGTGGGGTTGCTGTAATACTGCAAGTATCCGTTTGGGCTGTAGACTTTGTACTCGTCTGCGATGAGCTGCCCTGCCCCGTCTCGAGCCTGCCCGACATACACCGGCAATTTCTTGAGGTAACTCCGGTTCAGCAAGCTGTCGGGCACCGTCTGCTGCGCGGAATTGGCCGCAATCCCGTACACGGTAACCTCGACGCTGTCGCCAGCAGGGATGCCGTTGCCGTTTTGCAGTCGCACGATTTCCACACTGCTGCTGGTGTTGACATAGGTAATGACGCCTAGAATCGTGGCGTCCACCGCGAACGTGGTACTAGAGACCTGCACAACAAAGCCAGTCCAGTTAGCTTTGGCTGCCGGTGTTGTTGGTCCCGTCAGCGTCACATCGCTCAAGAGGTTAGCGGAGTTGACTCCCCAACCTTGCACCGCTGTGCCAGTGTAGGTAATCAGAGGGGTATAGGGACCAGTCCAGTCGAGCGAGTCTGGCCCTACTCCACCATAGCGTGTTACGACATCTAGATCCGTGCGGCTCTTGTAGCGCGTAACCTGCACCCAATTGCCCCAAGGATTATCCACCGGGTCTGCTGCGTTTGCGCCCATGACGCGCCAATAAGAGTCGTTGTCGTCAGGCACAAAGAAGTCAGAGTCGGTCGTTAGAGTGTTGCCGACAAACTCAACCGGCGTTCCAACACGGTAGTCAATGATGACCGGGCTGCCCGTCTGCTTGGGATACAGCCCGTACTCCCACGCTTCGGAGCCAGGATCTTGCACCTGCCTCTCGAGGTACACCGCCGGCTTGTCTGGGTGCATGAAGTAGATGCGCTCAGAGTCTTGGAACGAATACACCGAGCGCAGTTCCGTAGCCGTGAAGTTGTGGTAGTAGGCTGTTCCGTCACCAAATGCGCTGAACGGCCCATGCGCTGCGTTGTCGCCAAAATCGACAAAGGTTTGCGTGGCAGCGTCCATGACTCGCAGTTGCCGAGCCGGCGTGTTGGTGTCTGCTGCGTCGTCGCCTGCGGAGACAAACTGCACGACATACTGACGGCCCTTGGCGTAGTAGAAGAACAGGCGGGCGAAGTTGTTGCCCGTTGTGTTCGTCACGATTTGCGTGCCGTACCGTTTCCGGGCCGCTCCTGTCGGCGTTAGCAGCGCGTTCACGAGCTCCATGCACCCAGCCTGGTACTGGCTGGTGCTGACCATGCCGTACACAGACGGGCTAATTTCACCCGTGGCAAAGGACTGCTTGGCGACCCAGACCATTGTTCCCCCTAGTAGAATGCGTCGTGAATGCTGTAGTCGGTCAGAGTCAAGCGAGCTGCAGATTGTCCGTCGGTGCGGCGGGCGTTGCGACGAGCCATCTCAGCCTGCTGCTCCAGCAGGGCGACATCCGCGTTGCTCGACCCAAGGTCGCTGGCCATGTGGACAGCAAAGGTCAGAGCCATAGCCCACCGCATGTCTTCCGGCAGGTACATGTCAATGTCGCAGTCCTGCACCATGAAGACATAGTCCAGCGTGGCGGACGCCTCATTGGTGACGAGGCAAAATGCCCCTGCGCCGGCGTCGTTGAAGATGACTTTCTCTTCCCACAGCCCCATGCCATTAGCCGTCTTGGTGCCCGGTTGGTTTTCTCGACCGTTGAGACGGATAGACCTCACCCAATGCGGCGTCAGGTTGTCCAGCCGGTATGCGTACTTCCACGGGCCAACCGGGTTCACATCGCCTGGTGTCACCGTGTTCTGGTATTTGGCGAGCTCCACCGAAGTGTACGCACCGTTCCACACATGATCGCGCAGGAAGGTTCCTTTAAATGACGGCCAGTTGGCAGCCATGGCTACCGCCTGTGCGACATTGTCGGTCGTTGCCGTCAGCGTCTCCAAACCCAGTTTGGTCAGCGCGACATTCCAGATGTCTAGCTTGCTCAAGTAATCCTCCAAGCTGCACAGGTACACGGTTACCGACTCAATCTCGTCGATGATTCCTTCAAGGCTGCCTGCAGCCACCGGCGGGTTGCTGTTTGTGCCTGACGAGTCGTCCAGCACTGGCAACATGCCGCGTTGGCGAATGATCGTGGCAGAGGCCGCACTGCCGCTGCCCAGCCCACCCGTGGCAGCGATGCCATGCGACCGGATCAGTATGACCGGCAACTGCGCCGTGCTGCTGCTAGACACGCGGGGGATCAGCTCAGGACGCACTCCCAGGCGAGCGGTCAGCCCGCTAGACAGCGCAGCGTCTGCAGGTGGCACATAATCCCGATTGATGAGAATGTCCGGGATCAGGTACCCGCTAGTCGCCGGCGCATTGAACACGGCGTTGGACATAAAGCGCGTAGCCCCGGTCTCAATATTAGAGAACCCGAACGACACGGATCCGGGCTCATTCGCAGCAGACATTGCGACATTGCGAGCTGGCGCGATGACAGCAGGCTGATCGCTAATGACCGCCGGCGGGTCACTGACGCCCATGCCTCTCGCCATGGAAGTTGGCACAAGCAACTGGCCCGACGCACCGGCCTCGTTTTGCAGCAAGTTGTGGAACGGGATCGCAGTGTTCTTCTCGAGAACAGCGAACAGCACAGTCGCCGCCGAGCCTGGGTCTTGAGTCGCAGACAGCACAATGTCCAAGTACCAGTCTACAACCGGTCCTTCGGATTGCACGAGTGCCGGATCGTCGGGGTTGCCTACGCCACGACTGATCTCGAGCGGCAGCAATGCGTGATCGCTCGTTCCAGCAGCGGGGTTGTTTGCGTTCCCAAGGAACCTCACCGGGGTCAGCTCGACTGGCGCGAGCTCAAAGCTGCTGCTTTCCACTCCAGGCTGCAGCGCGGACATTACCACTTGCTTTGCCATGAAGACCGGCGGCTCGTCAGACAGCAAGTTAGACGGAGTGTTTTGGTTGGTTAGCGGGCGTACGCCGTATCGCTCAAGAACGGGTCGCGTTTCAAATGCGCGGATGTCTGTCCGTTGTGCCTCGCGACCACGGTTAATGCCCAATGCGACAACTTCACCCGACTCGGTCGGCAGTAGCACATTGGTGCCGCTAAAGTCTTTGCTGATTGACAGCGACGGCAAAGACTCCGACGCGCTAGACGGAATCTCGGCGTTTGTAGCCGTAAACGGAATCTCGCCGGCTACGCTAATGGTCGGTAGCAGTTGCGTGCTGCGAGCGTTGATGGGGGTATTTGTTGCGTTTTGACGGCGGAGCAGCGCGTTGCTAGACCCGTCAAGCGTTCGCGACAGAGACGGCGTGTTCTGGTTATCGGGCTTGAGGATCAGCGCAGTGCCCGCTGATTGCGTGACGAATGCTGTGCTAGCATTGCCTGCGTTGCTCATGTACAGCGGAGGCGTCACGGTCATGTCTGCTTGTAGCTGATTGCTCTCTGTGCCACCCAGTCCGTCGTCTGCCATGCCTCGAATGACGCTAGGGGCAGCCGTAATCAGGCTAGCTTCGCTGCCGATCTCCAACGCCGTGCCGGACATGCCTTTCTCGACAGCGAAGCCGCCAGACTCAGCGGCCAGTACCGGCACCGGGTCAATCGTGTTGCTCAACTGCGGGTTGCCAGCCACCTGCAAGATAGGCGTATGCTGCGACGAGGCGGTGCGATGCCCGTTTGGGTGCTGAGGCTTGAAGTCCGCCAAGCGAGCAAAGTTGAACAAGTCCTGCTCGCTGACACTGCGGTGGGCCAAACTTGTAGCAGCGGCTTTGCGATCTACGAGTAGCTTCGGCGCAGGTTGCGTAGTCGCGGCAGGAATCTGCACCGTTGGCGCAATGCCTCGAGACGCTCCAAAGCTCGGCACGCTTTGACTAGAGTCTGCCGGTACCGGAGCTGCGCTAGCCGTAGCGGCACGCTCAATGAGCAAGGTGACGGCGTCGTCTGCGCTGGTCACGACCGTCACATCTTGAACATTCTCCAGCGGGATCTCGCCTGCCGTGACAAGTGTCACAATAGCGTTTGCGCTAGCTGTGTCAGCCGTAGCCTCATGCGCTCGCGCCATAGACGCGGCGTTGTCTTCGCTCGCAACAGCGTCTAGAGAAGCGTCAGCGACCGACATGCGGGCTTCGCGGTCAAGCGTAACGGTTTCTGCGCTATCGGACTGGCTGGGCGAACCGGACGCCGGCAACGGGCGCAAACGGCCAAGCAGCACGGGGGTGTCGCTACTACTCGTCGCGCTAGGCGTGCCGGCGTTGCCCATATCGTCCGACTGCTGCAGCGACGGGTTGTCCTGGCTGCTTGTCCCGTCGTTTGTCGCCGCGTGACCCCGTTGAACGACCAACTCATTAGACTCACCGGCGACCACCACGCTAGGTGCGCCAGTTGTCGTGGGGCCGACCAGCCGCGCTAGAGTGGGAATGTCGTTGGCACTAGTAACGGGCTGATCTGTCGTGCTGGACGACATCGGTTTTTGACCGGCGGTCGTGATCGTCAGCACGCTCTGGCCAGACACGGTCCCGTCAGCGCGTTGAAATGCTACCTGTCGGCGCAGCACTACGGCGTCTTGCCCAGCCGCTGCCTCACCAGGCACCGCCGCCAGCACGCGGCCTGCGTCAATGTCTGCAGAATCTTGGGTGGCCGTTGTGCTAGGCGCGAGCACATTGTACAGCGAGACTGCGCCGGCAATCGTTAGCGTGGGCTGGCCGACCTCTGCTCCGCTGCTGTTGTTCCCTGCTCCAGTAGCCGCAACAAGCACCGTTACGCCTACATACGGGACATTATTGTCGCTCAGAACGAAATCTGCCGGGTCGTCAGCAGTCATGTTGCGACTGAACGCAATTTCTGGCAGAGCTCCGTTCTCCGATTGCGAACGATCTGGGAACGCGGTGTTGTTTGTAGACAGCGTGCGGTTTAGGTCGGCAATGCCGTCAGGCTCGGTTGCGTCAGCGTCAACGGCAGCAGGCTGATATCCTCGAGCCCGCACCCACGCAGCGTCGTCCTGATCGGTGTCGGAGTTGTCGCCGGCTACGGCAAAACCTGGCACTCCCCTAATTGTCGCGTTTTCTTCTGCAACAGAATTGTTGCCAGCTCTTGTAGCCGGGAACGGCACCAAGATGACAACGCTAGGGTCGCCTTGCCCGCTAAAGCTAGCGTTGGCCAGCGAGACTTCCGCCGCAGTCATTTCTCGGATCGTGCCGCCATACGGCTCAATAATTGGGCTCGACGCGAAACCTATCCCGAACGCGCCGCTAATTGTGCCGTCAAAGCCACTTGAAGACTGCCCAACATGAGTGACGCCAGAAGCGGTAGTCCCAGGCGCGTCGTTAAAGCGGAGGCAATGTCGCAGCCAAGAGCTTCCAACGCTTTGCGTTGGCGATTCGCTAGTAACGCCGCTATGCCGCACATACACATTGCGCCGCGCTTCCAATTGCGACGGAGACGGCACAGCTTCGTTTGTTGGATTAGGGCTCCACCATCTGCCCCACACGCGCAATTCCGCTACGCCACCGTCCAATATGCTAGACGGCACCACTGAGGTTTGCGTTCCGTTGAGTTTGCAGCCGACCGTAATGGTGTACGACAAAGCCGTTGTAGCTAGCTGCCTAAATCCAGCCATGCCGTCAGCCAACAAATACGGAGCAGAAGTGCTTGTTACAGCCCCAACATTTTGATGCATATAAGCGTTGGGCAATTGATCGGGATTGCTGCCGTACAAACTGTCCGCCTGAACAGCAGAGCCCAACACGCTTACGCCAGTTCGACCGTGGTACACATGAAAGTTGTTGTCGCCAAAAATGTTTTCGTTATCTGCGCTTTGCGTTGCGCTGGGCTCATATTGCACAATCGTGTGCCACCATTGGCCAGATACATTAGACCTGTTGCCTAAGTTCAACGCGCTTGTTTTGTACTGGCCCCCTCCGCTAGTGCGAAATTGGACTAGCGCAATGACATCGCTTTTGTTTTCTTGCAGTTGGACGACAAAAAGCGGCTGATTACCACTGTTAACATCTGTGCGGGACGCAAACACAGTCTGATCGTGTACAGAGCCATTGTCGTTGATAAACCAGAACAACTCGTAGCATTGCAATCGCGTAGTGTAGTATTGGAAAAAACCTGTTGGCCACCATTGCTCATTTGCAGAGCCCGCCGTCACCAAGTACGCCGGAGCCTGGTTCTTGTTGAGCGTGCCAATGCAACGCGGCTCAAGGCTAGGCATTGCGCGGCCTTCTAGCAGAAGTCAGGTCGTAGTAGTAATGCGTGTTGCCGTACGGAAACGCCGCGCCTGCGTTGACGCCTGTACGCGCTTGCCTTGCGACATACACATTGGCCCACAGCTCATGGATTACCTCAAACGGGCGGTTCCACAAACGGGGCTCATGCGTTACGACGGTCTTGATGTCGATGTAGTCCAAGCCTGCAACATCGTCCGGCGTGATGTACTGCTCGTACGGGCTCAAGGCTAAGTTGTACCCAGCAGTCGTGACTTGCGCGGCAGACACATCCGTCCACACGCCGTTCTCTGCGGTGGGGGGCGCTCCGCCGACCGCCGGAGCGGACACCAGCCCTGCGACGGCTCGCATGGTGCGCTTCCACGATTGCGGGCCGCTGTTGGCTTTCAAGTACACCCGCTGATACAGGTCCACATAGCTAGCCACCGGCAACCCTAGTTGAGCTCCTGCCACATAGGTCACCGTGTCCGGCTCGAGAACCTGAATGACATTGGCTGCGACCAGAATGCGCCCACGACGGTACTTTGACGGGGATCGCCCGTAGCCATTACCCAGCGGTCGATGTCGTTGCGCGTCCCAGCCCATGGTACCTCACGCGAAAATCAGGAATCGGTCTCCGTTGCTTGGCGCAACATTGAGCCGGTCCACAGTGAGTGTCTTGGTGCTGTCCGTGTATCCGGTTACGACAAAGCCTCGCAGCTTGGCGTTACCGTCTACAAACACGCCTACCTTGTCGATCAGTTGCGCGTCGTTGGTTGTCGGGATTCCGGTAGAGCTCCAGCTATCCGTGCTGCCGCCGCCGCTCGTCACCGTCGCGTCAATCGTTGCATTGAGAATGCGAACCCAGGTTTCGACCGGGGCCGTCTGGCCCATGATCTCAGTCAGGTTGACGCCCGTCACAGCAGTCACCGTGACGGTGTTGTTGGAGTTGTCTGTGACATCGATCTGCCCGCGCACATAGACTCGACCACCCGTGCAAGACGAGTCTAGAATTACGCTGCACTGCCCGTCGATCACGACCGTGTTAGTTGCGTCTAGATTGCTCAAGGTTACCTCGCCGCTGAACTTGGACATGGCAAGGCTGCTGGTGTTGGCTGTCATGTCGAAGATCAGCGGGCTAGAGGCTGCGTGGCTGCAGTTGTCGAAGTAGCTCCAAGAGCCGCCTTGCAGCGCAACCGTGCCGTTAAGCAATGCGCTACGCACGCCGTCTACAGACTTGAATGTCGTAGTCGTGCTAAGTGTGCCGCCGTCAATCGAAACATTGCTTGCAGCTCCACAAATCCCGAACACCAACATTCCGACAAGCCGCACATTCGTATGCACGACGCCGCCAAAGTTGTAGGTGCTGCTGCCAATGCCAACGATCTCGAGGTCGGTCAAGGTACTGGTTGGCGAGCAGGTGCTGGCAATCGCGTAGATCCGGTTCAGCCCCGTAGACTTGCACAGAGCAACGGCATCGTCGAAGTCGTTGACCGGCGCGTCTGGCAGCCCGTGCGTTCCAATTGTGGTGCCCGTCGTCGCTGCGCTGTCGTCAAACCAAATGGCTCCAAGGTACGCGGCGATCCCGATAGTAGCGGTAGCGTCAGCGGGAACCTTGCCGGCGGTGTGGGTCGCGAGGGTTACGCCGTCCACTTCAATCAGGTTCGCGTCCACCGTGCCGCTGACCGTGGCTGTCGCGTCAGCCGGAACCTTGCCCGCCGTGTGGGTCGCCAAGGCCACGCCGTCAACGCTACGCAGGTTGGACTGGACCTGGCTAGTCACGCTAGCCACATTGGTCACATTCGTAACCGTGTCGGTAGCCGGATCGAAAGTGGAGCGAGTGGTGATCGCCGCGTCCAGGAGGGAGGCGTTGAGCCCCGTCACTGACCCGACCGTAGTCACATTTGCAACCGCGTCCGTCGCTGGGTCAAAGTCATTGAGTGCCGTGATCTGCGCCGGGATGTCCGTCCCCGTGTCTACGAGAATGGCGTCCACTACAGTATCCACGGTGTCCACTTTGCCGTCGATTGTAGTCAGCGTGGCTGGGAGGCTCGTGCCCGTGTCGATCAGGATCGCGTCAACGACCGTATCGACCGTATCGACCTTGCCCTCAATCGTCGTGAGCGTAGCCGGAATGTCCGTGCCCGTGTCCACCAGGATCGCGTCCACCACGGTATCAACGGTGTCCACCTTCGTCTCAATGCTCGTGGTGTCGATCTCGATCCGGTCCACCACTGTGTCCACTGTGTCGATCTTGGTCTCAATGCTTGCAAGCTCGCCGGGGATCGTGGTGCCCGTATCTTCGAGGATGTCCAGCGCAGTCTGCATGTGGCTGTCGTAGGTCAGGCTGCTGGTCGTGCCGAGGTCGCTGACGAGCCACGCCCCTCGCACCTGCACGGCAAGGGAGGTGCAGGTCGCGGCGATCACCAGCTTGCCGACTCCCTCGACGGTGACGGCGTTGGTGGCTGCACCGCTGTTGAACTGAATGCCGCCCGAGTAGTGACGGAACCCGACGCTCGCGCTGGCAGCGAAGGTAAGCCCCGGAGTTGAAGCACCCGGCACGAGGGAGTAGCACTTCTCGAAGGTCATGGCTGTAGACGCGATCACCGACGAGGTTCCGGTCAACCCGCATTCCTTCGCCAGACCGCGCAGCCCCGTGACGGAATCCAGTTCGCAGTTGATGAAGGTGGCGTCTCCGGTGGCACCCGAAGTCCCACTCACCTTGATCCCCTCGAACTTGGCGTTCTTGATGTCTTGGCCGCCAAGGATTACTTCCGCGCTGCTCCGGTTGCCCGTGCCGTAGAAGTGGTAGTCGTTGGCAGAAGCGGTGAAGGTGGCGGAAGCGTCGGGCAGCATGTAGATCAGGTTCACGCCGAGCGTGTCAGCAATCGACTTGGCGTCCCCAATGCTGCTGCACGGGTTGGTGGCCGTGCCGGAGTAGCCGAGGGTGGTGCCCGCCGCGCCCGTGGTCTGCTGGAAGTAGACGCCGGGGCCGACCGGGCCGTCGTAGTATCTCGACGCCACCTCGGCGAGCGACAGAATCCGCACCTCTAGAGCCGTGGAGAGCCAAGTCTGCGGCGAGGTGAGGTCGCGCACGACGAGGAGCCCGCTCTTGTTTCCAGCGGTGGTGGAGCCCGCCGTAATCGAGACAAGGTAGATACCGTCACCCCGATGCTGCGGCGTAAAGTTCGTTGAAGTTCCACCGTCTACCTTGAACTTGGCGTCGCCGGAAGCAAAGGTCGGGCTGGTCGTCAGAATGTCGGTCCCGTCGAGGGCGTACAGCGGGAAGAACACATCCTTCTGCACGCCGGGGATGATCTCGTAGGGTCCGTTCATCAGTACCCCTGACTTCTAAGGGTGAGGATCTCTTGTCCGCCGGGAGGCGCAGCAGCAGCGTGCCAGCTAGTACCGGCTGAACCGAACTTGTCGGTTGAGTTGTTGGTGTTCGCCCAAAAGTTCCACGAAGCCTGTGTGGTTGTCGATTGTTTAGAAGCGACATAAATCGACATGTCTGTGTTGCTGATCGTGAAATGAAAAATTCCGGGCGGGTATGTAAGGTTTTGGAGGTCGCGAGGAGTCAGCGTTGCAGCTCCGTATTGGACGGCAAACGACAGCCGCATGTCATCAGGCAGGTTGCTGCTCAGAGTGCTAGAAAGGGCGTACACGGCTGTACCGCCAAACACCGGAGTTGTGTTGACGGTCTGTGCGCTGTTGAGAAATGTTGCTGCGTACTGAGAATCAAACTCCATAGCCCAACATGTGCTGTTGCAGCTTTGAGAGAAAGTTACCGTCACTGACGAAACAGACGCAGCCGATGTGTTGTAGTAGATTCCAAAGTTGTAGCTGTTCGTCGCGTCGTTCACATGACGCGCCTGGGTTAGCGTCTGCGAAAACGAGGGCGCACCAGTCGCGGAAAAGTTTGCTACATACCCAACGATTAGCGTATTGCCGCCCGTCGTGGCAGAGGGAAAAGTGACTGCGTTTGACGCAGAACTCGTCCGGTAGTTAGACGCGGACTGAATGTCATACGCCACAGGTTGCCCTCGTGTATCCACCTGCAAAGTAGTAGGCGAACACCTTCACTTTGCAGTCGGTAGCCGCGTTGATCGAATCAATCATCACGAACTCGTCGTCGTACTCATGCTGGCCAAAAAACGGTTGTGCTTCTTCCGCGCACTCCGCAGGCGTCATGTTTGGGTTGTGCAGTTCTAGCTCCACAATGTCGAACAGCATGTCGCCCCCGCGAAGAGATGGGGGCCAGAGCGTGTGCCCCGACCCCCATCAAGCCCCAACGCTAAGTGAGTCGGAGAACCAGGTTGGTAGAAGCAATGGTAACAGTGTCGTTCACATCGACATTCTTGCCGGTGTCGAACGCGCCGGTCCAAATGCAGGACGGCGTAGCTGCGTTGTCGTACAACGCCCAGCCGCTGACATAGTTGGTGCCGGTAGCCCATGCAGTGCCCTGGCAGGTCGGGAAAGTCACAGTGGCATCGTTCGAGATTGACGCAGGGTTGCCACTAGTCGGCTGTTGAGCAGCCGTACCGAATTCGACTGGTGTGCGGGCGTATGCAGTGCCACTAGACGACACTTCGTCAGCTACAGAAGCAGCACCGTCTGCAGTGTCGTCTCCGGGGTCAACTCCATTACCGCTACCGCCAACAAACAAAGCCAAGTTGAGCCTTTGGTCGCCGACGGCAAGGTAAGTGTACGGGTTCGCGTCACCGCGAATGATTGCGTTGAGAAAATCTTGCCGAGCTCCAATAGTCAAAGGCATGTTTTAATCTCCTTTAATCAGTAGTTCTGCAGTGCCGATTGTGCGTGACTCGCCGTCTGACACCACATGAGGATCTATCTCGTCCCATGTCAGCAGATTGCCGTTGGTTTCAGCGTCAAACACGCCCACGCCAATGACAGTTGCTGGGCTCACGGTTAGAGCTACATTCGACCACAGCACCGACCCCACATTCCGAATGACACGCACCCGGTTGGTGAAGTCTGCCGGCTCAGACCAATGAGGGCTGCCCAGGCTCGAGTTCGGGTAAACCCGAACCCGGCCTGGACCCCACTCAATTGCGCCATGAGCGGTCGGGTGGTCTGCAGTCGGATTCGTCGTGAACAGCGTGACCCATGTCTCTACCGGGGTCGCCGTTTCGGCGCGGTAGAGATTCAGGGCCTTGTCAGCCATGAGCGTAGTCCGACCTGCCACAGCTAGACCTAGTCAGAGTTGTTGACAGAAGTGACGCCGAGATCGTCCACACGCACCGCACCGTAGAACGCTCCGTGGTAGACGAGCTCCGTGTTGCCTCGCGACGGCACATTCCGCACGAACGCCTCTTGGCGTCCCATGCCGCAAACCATCGCGTTGCTGTTCCAGCCGTACACGCGGTGTTGACTAGCAGAACCCGGCACCTGCGTGCAGGAAATCCACTGGCAGCCCAGCAGGCGCGTAATTTCGCCGTCCATGAGCGGGCGCATAGCGTTGAAATCGCTGCTGACCGCTCGGTTGGTGGTGTCGTTGAAGAGCTGCGCCACTTGAATCGGGTGAATCCCAATGTAGGCGTCGTAGAAAGCGTCGTTCTGCTGCAGGATCGAAACGAGTTCGACCGCTTTAGCCATGCAAAACGGCTGCACACCAGTTCCGGTAGTGCCGTCTGAGAGCAGAGAGTCGTTGCCGGCGGTGCCGGCATAAGCGGAAGTGCCGCCGCCCTCGCCAAGGTTGACCGCCGCCAGAATCTCCGAAAAGAAGATTTCGTCGAACTTGCGACCCATGGCAGCGAGCACATTGTTCTGGTACTCGCCACCCGGCACAAGCGCGTTCATCAGGCCCAGCGTTCCCATTTGGTCACGCAGGTCAAAGAACTCCGGGTACTCAAAATGCTGCGGGCGAATCACGACCGTCCGAATGCCGGTCTCGGCACTGTCCACGCCACCGATGTCAGCACCGATAGCCTGGGTCCGCTGGCGAGTTTGCAGGGTCGCTTTGTTCCAGCGGTCGATGCGCTTCTCGTAACCCTCGAGCTCCACCATGCGGCTCGCCGTGTTGGCGACCATGGAGCGAGTTTGCTGCATCTCTTTGAACATGGTCTGCTCGTACGCCATTTTCAGCGCGAACAGGCCAATAGGGGAATCAGTGGTACCACCAGCCGGAGAAGTGGCACCGCCCAACGGGATGTAATCAGTAATAGCCATGCTGGCTTACTCCATTCACAAGTCATTCACTTGATCGGGGAGTAATCCGCCCAAAGCAGGCCCCCCTCGGCGCTTGCCGTATCGAAGAGCGGCCCAGGGGGGGTAGTCGCTCTTGCACACAGCGGACACCGAGGGGGGCAGTATTGTCAAGCGGATTCTTCGCCGGAAATGTTGTCCGTCGCGCTGAAATCCACTTCTTCGGGCTTTTTACGGGGCCTGCCGCGCTTTTTGGGCTTTATGCCAGAAGGCGGATTATCGTTCGCCAGAGGATCAAATGGCTTGGAACCAGTCATGTCCAGAGCGGCGTCAAGGTGCTCCAGCACACCTACAACTGTTTGCCGCAGGCGCATGACCGTCGCCGTGGGGTGCATTTCGTACATCAGCATACCGTGCAGCACATCCCGCGCTTTCTGCACTCTTTCTGCGTCCATTAGGAACACTCCTCTCCGCACGACAGGCACACGACCTTGCTGCCAGCCGTAATGATTTTGGCGTTACAGCAGTCACTTTCCCATGTCGTGGGGTGTTGCTCCAGCGTGCCGTCACGCCGTTGCTGCTGCTCCAGGTAATGACGCTTCCGCAAAGCGTCCTCGTAGATTTGTTTAGCCTGGTCGTCCATTAGATGAACCGAGTCCCGTCAGGCAGAAACGCACTCGGACGGGTCGTGAACCGAGGATCGTTGATCCCCTGATCGTACCCCAGCGACTTCAGCGTCATCAGCACCTCGAGGAACCGCGCCTCTGCCAGAGCGGCCTTGGGGTGCTTTTTGTTTTTGAACTCTTCAGAACCCATGATGTCCACGGCTTCGATGTAGAGCTCATTGGGAGTGGGGCCAGCGGGTTGCGCCGGCGATGCCCCGACCGGGGCGCTGTCTTCGCTCATGTAGTCTCCTGCCTGCAGCAGAACATTGACGAGGGCCGGGTGTCGGTCCAAGCCGGTTTCCTTCAGAACCTGCGCTACGGCAGGATCGTCTCCCATCATTTTTGCCAGAGTCTTGTCAGCCAGCTCCAGCCGCTTGTCAGCAGCGTCTCCGAGCTTGTTGCGCGTCTGGCTTTCCCATTCGGTGCGCTGCGCGTCCACCTGCTGCATACGCGCTTGCGCGTTAGTGCCGGCGGCCTCCGCAAGACTCTGCCACTGCGATTGCGTCAGACCTCGTTGGTGCGCCACTTCGCGCAACGACTCCAGCGTGACGCGCAGCGTATCGTTGACATTCTCTGGAATCCCATAACCCTCGTGGCTGTCCGGCCTGCCCATGGAGCTGTAGAACTTGCCCCAGTCGTCCGGGGTGGCGTCTTCTCCAGGCACACGCCGGGTCGAAGTGAGTTTGTTGCGCGTTTCAAGAAAGCTACGAGCCAGCACATTCACATCGGCGTCGTCGCCGAACTGCTTCAGCACTGCCTCGCGTTCAGGACCGTCAGGTAGAATGTCTGCCAGTCGGTTCACACGATCTCCCTTTTATCTGCCCGCCTAGCCATGCCGTCGATGAACCAGTAGACCCGGCGCATGGTGTCCTGTCGCACCACGGTAGTCGGGTCTGTTGGGCCGTCCAGCCCACCGACTCTTGCACCTAGCACTGCCCCTAGAATCTCGAGGCACCGCTTACCGCTGGCCGTTGCAAAGGTGTCTTCAAACACCTTTTTGGCCTCTTCGCCAATTGCCTTGTGGCGCAACTGGCGTTGCTTGAGCTCGCGCTCCACATCAAAGAAATTGAACTCTGGAGTCTCGCTCAAATCACCGGTCCCGTCATGTCAGCCAGACCTGCGCCGTTACGCCGCGTACCGCCCGGTCGGAGCTGTACTTGAGTTTGCGATTGACCCGCCCGCTCCATGAGCTGCGAAATACGGTCGTCGGCAGCCTGATCGCCCCGCGCCTCTCGCAGTTGCTCGATCTCGTCCTGCGACCGGAAAATCTTCGCCGGCACATCGCCCAGGAACTTCTCGACCTCGCGCAGTTGGTCATTGTCGATGTCTTCCAGCGCACCGGGGTCGCCCGTGCGCTCAAACCGCTGGAACCGCCGCTCAAGAAACGAATCAATCCGGGCCAGGCTTTGCGCTTTCATGGCGGTGAAGAACGGCGAGGTGAACTCAAACTCCAGCTCTAGGTTCGGGTTCTCGTTTATGATCGCCTGCAGTTCGGGCAACGCTCCCTTGGACAGCATGATGTCCGTGACATTCTCAAATAGCGGCGACAGCTTCTCATGGACAATTGTCTGGCTCGTAGAAGCCAGACGCGCCAAGGCCCGCGCTTGGCGGCTCCTTTCCGCTTCGGCACTCCGAGTCTGCGCTTCCGGCTCACCAAGCGCGTCTCCAAGAAATGCCTCGCGCACCGTCATGTGCATGTTGGCAATCACCTGCTCGATCAGGCCAAAGTCCGTGCCGGATCGCAGGTATCCCGGCTGCACTTCCTTGGGTGGGCGCACTACCACATGCCCGCCTGGCGTCAGGTCGAGCTGCGCGATCTCGTCCTCTTCTGCCATGAACGGCGGGTTCATTTCCTTGCCCAGCGCGATGAACTTCTGCCGAGCAATCTCGTTCACGCCCTTCATGATCGGACGCGCCAAGTGCCCTCGCCCGCGCCCGTACTGCTCGCCGTCCATGACCATCATGCGAGCTGCAATGTAGGGGCAGTTGTTGAACTGCCCGCGCCGGATCGTGAACGGATCGTCTTTGAAAACCCACCGGCTGTCCCATGGCTTGATGTCACCGCCCTTCTTGCCCTTTTCGTTGCGCTGAATGAAGTGCAGCACCTTGACCATGGTGAACGGCTGGTCTTTCGCCAATTGCGCCATGCGCGGCGGGATCTTGTCTCCGGGCTTGTTGAAGAACGCAACATGGTCAATGGCAGGCCGCTCCAGCTCGCGCACCAGCAGCAGCGGACGGCCAATGCACGAAAACACCCACCACACTCGAGAGAACGGGACGGGGTCGAAGTTCAGCCCGCCGAACTCGTCGTTGTCGCCGGCGTACTCGTCGTCGTGCTGCACATACAGCGTGCTGTTGCCCAACACACCCCAGTCGCGTGTGTCGGTCTGCGCGGCGACATAGAAATTGGAGGCGGACAGCGCGTCCATGACTCGCATGGAAGTGTCGTACAAGGCAGCGTCGATCTCGCGACTAAACTCAACAGCACCGCGCACCCTGTATTTGACCCAGTCGCTGGAGCTCGGGTACAGCGTGCCGTTGAGGAAGTTGACGAACCTGTCCGCCTCCACTGCACCAAACGAATCAAACAGCGGCTTTCTGCGCTCGCCTGGACTGTACCGCGTTGTGATGTCTCCGCGATACGGCATGAAGAGATCCGTAATCTCCTGCATCGTCCACTCGTAATTGGTGCGTTGATTCTCGAGGAACGAGAACCTCTGCATGAGTTGCCGCACATCTGTCGTTACCGCCATGGTCTTCTCCTAGAAGAACTCGTAGTCGCCACGCGCTTGCGGCGTCGTGTAGACCTCGAAACCCTTTTGTGCGCCGTGCGCTGGGGCTTTGGCGTAGCGCAGCATCATCATTGCCTTGTGTAGCGCGTCGATCAGGTGATCGTCTTGGTTCGGCTTCACAAGACCCTTCTCGTGTCGGTAGATCCGCATCTCCTCTAGGAGCTCGCGGCAGTTCTGGGAAATCTTCAGCCGGCCTGTGGCAAGTCGGTCCTGCACCATTTCAATCGCCGTCATGATTGACCGGCTCTTGCGGTTCTCGTGGTCATACACGAATGCCGGATCTTTCAGCATTCGCAGACCCATGGACCGGTATTTCTCCGCAATCGTGCCGCCGCTCGTCGTGGACCCAAACCCGCGCCCGCCGTCGTGCGGCCACGCGACCGGCACTACCGTGCCGCCCATCATTCGCACCCGGTCCACATACACCGGCGTCTCCTGGTTTGACGCCTTGAACTCGTCCACCACATGAACCATGTCGCGTTCAGGCTCAATGACCAGTTTGACTGCTGCGAATGTTCCAGTCCCGTGGGGGAGGTCCAGCCCGATGATCTGTGGGAGGTGCGGCTGCGCGTGGAAGGTGGGCTCGATCATCATGCGGCGAGGATAGGCGTAGATCATTCCCGCGCCTCGGCAGGGCCGGCCATACAGCCGCGCTTCCGCCTCCGGGTGGTCTTTCCACCGCAGCATGTTGAAGTCGTACTCCTCCTGCGTCAGGTGAGTACAGTCGTCAATGGTGTAGTTGAGCAGGCACATGAGACCCGTCTCGTCCCGCTCGAACAGCAGGTAAGTCTCCGTGTCGCCCAGCAGCGGGCACGCCGCAATCCAGATGTAGCCCAGCGTGGCGTTGATCCGCGCCCGCATCTCGTTGTAGATGTCGTCGGCGGGCATCTCGTTCAGGAAGATACCGTCTAGCGTGTATCCCTGAATCCGCCGCCACCCCTTGGCGTAGCCGAAGAACCGCAGCACCGTCTTGCCCTGCACCACGCCGTTCTCGTCATGCCAGTCAACGAGCGCATAGTCTAGCAGGTGGTCCGCGTTGCCTCTCAGACTGACCAAGTCCGTTTTCGGATCGTAGCACTGCTGGGGGATCCACCCCTCCCCGTAGTTCGGAGCCATCCCGAACAGCTTGTCGCAGATTTGGTCTCGAGTCGCCTGGGCCGTCTCGCCGGCGGCAGCCAAGTGCGGCGGCTTCTTGAAGCGCGGACCTTCCCACTCGTCTGGGTACAGGCCCGTCGCATGGATCGACATCAGATAGTCGATGGTGTAGGTCTTGCCCCCGACCTGGTTCGGGCCACTGAGCAGAATCTCGTGCGCCTTTGGATAGCTCGTCGGCCCGCCGGCAGAACAGAAATCCCACTGACGCGGGTTTGGCGCGAACAAATCCATCCACCGCGTGGATAGCCGCTTCGCCATTTCTGTTTCTAGCGCAAGCTCCTCCTCGAGGTCTGCTCGCAAGGACTCGTAGTCACTCATCCTTCTCTGGACCCTTCAGACGCGCACCCCCACTCTCCCGCACCCGCTTCGCTTCGTCTGCCTGCGTCTGCAACTGCAACCGCTGCTCCCGACGCTTCACCAGCTCCTGCATGAGCTGCTCGTCCGTCAGCTCCTTCACCGGCTCTGGCGGCTTCTCCTGGTTCGTATTCTCCGTCTCCTTCGGCAGCAAATGGTTCAGGACGAACTTCCCAAAGAAACCGAGCACATTCATGCCCTCTTTGTCGTACTCGCCCGTCTCCGGGTCAATCACCCGAATATGCGCAGCCGCCTCCGCAAACCGATCCCCCAACCCCGCCGCGAACAACTTGTTCACCAAGTCATGCTTCAACTGCAACGGGTTCTTCGTCTCCGGCAACACATCCGCGTCCTCAGCACGGATCAAGCTACGCCTACCCGAACATTCCCTGTACCATTCACGCAGGTCGTCGTTGTGAGGGAGCTGGGCTAGCACCAGTTCGTACGGGATGCCCGCCGCCTTGGCCGCATCGGCGAAAGCCAGACCGGAGTCAATGCCTTGCCTCATTTGCTTCAGCAGCGTCTCCCGAATGAAAAACCCACCCATCTTCTGGGCGCGGATCTCATTCGACACCACCGGCACCTGCCTGTCCTCACGCTCATGGTGCTTACTCATGCCCGCAAGTGTCCAAAAACCACCACTTTACTGCAAGCATGAAAGGCGTCCATGTCCAATATCTCCGTCAACGATAGCCCCCTCCACAACCGCGTAGACCTCAATATGATCGCCAATACCCAGCAATCCTGGCATTCCGTGCTGACCGAGCTCCGCGACGGAGGCGAACACGGCGTCAACAACAATCAACTCAAAGAACGAGCCCGGATCTTCAAAGCACATGTCGAAGCCCTCTGCCTCACCATTGAAGCCCTACCCCCCCAAGGCCGCACCCTCGAGTTCTCCGGCTCCTCCAACATGTTCACCCCCGACTCCTTCAACAACATTATCCACACACCCAGAAACACCCAATTCCCCACTTGACCAAAACAACACCATCCTCCAAACTCCCTTACACCTACCTCCAGTGCCTGTGAGGACTTCCATCACCCTCACTGACCACTGTCCCCGCTCGGTGCGATACTCCCATCTCGCACCAGCGGGGAATTTCATTTACACAGAATTCGCCAGGGACGGAATTGCCCTAAACCAGCAATTCAGGCCGGTATTGTGGCGGTAGCCCGGACTGGCGAACTTTGCCCTTGACCACAACACCCACTCCCCTCTAACCTCCCCTCGCGGGCAACGGATCGCAGTCAGCCCTCTCGAGCCAATAGCCGAACGACTGACTCCCTCTCCTTGCCGGTCAGCCTTGATGGATCTGACCCCCCCTTGTCCCAGCCGACAGGGCACGCCGCCCATTCCCAGCGGAGAGCCGGACTTTTTCAAGTTCCGGGCCTGGGGATGGGCGACAGCCCTGTCCCAACCACCCCCAGGCCAGCCCATGAAGCTCGACAACAAAACCACTCACAGCCCAGCCAAACTCTCCTACAACAAACAATCCAAAGAACTTACCATCGAACTCACCCCACATAACTCCGACCACATCCCACTAGCACTCACCCTCTCCTATGACCAAGTCGTTATCCTCGCCAGCCTACTCAAAAAAGCCGGCATTCATGCCCCGTAAACGCAAAATCGTCACTAAAGCCGACCTCGCCTGGATCAGACAATCCCCCGGCACCAAAGCTCACAAGCTACGACTCCTCGCCCATATGATCCGAATCCGCTCCAACCCCCTCTACCAACAGCATGAAGCCAAACGAGCTCTCCACCAAAAACTCTACAAAGAACGGCTAAAGGGTCGCGTGTAGGCCGGGGATATATTGGGGGGACCTTACTCCCATCCCGCGCGTTCCCAAAGGGGACCGCCCCCCCCCTCGAACCCGTCCAGGCCCC